CCTGTGGCTTCCCACAGATTGAAGCCTTCCCTCATCCACTTCTCAACAATGACAGTCGGGATTGAGGCTACTCTATGGAACTCGCCCATAGACTTTTTTGTACTTTCGTTTCGAGCATCTTTCAGATCATCTAGGAATTGTTGGGAGATGTTCTGAGTGTGCTTTCTCGTGACTTCACCAAGTTCGAATATGAAATCCGTGTTTGACTGTGTGAGGTCATTAATCTTTTCTTTTGTAGAATCTAATAACATTAGCAAACCTTAAAAATAAAAAGGACCGCACTAGATCACAGTAAGGAGAGCAAAACCCATGTATCTAGTGCGGCCCAAATTAAGAACCGTCTTTGCAGTTCTATAGCGGTGTTAAGTTAGCGCATTAATCTTTACTGAGTCAGCAAAGTTCATGTGCTTACAAGACATCTCGCCGACGACGAAATGCTTGTCTGAGTCCCCAGATTTACTCAAGAGTGTTCGAGTAAACGGACGGAGAGTACATGTCTTAAACATCGACGGATCGATCAATAGGGCATGTGAACTTTCAAGGTGTCTATTCAAAACCACCCTGTACTCACCGTAGGGACTAACATAGAGGTCTATCGCATTAACCAAAGTTTTACCTTGTGCGATTTCACGGTTACGACCTGCACTTGCAGAGAAACCTGCGACGATCTGAGCGTCAGCGGGCTTGATCATGAAAGTGTCTACGTCGGACCCTGCATTGTAAGCAGTTTGACCTGCAGACAATAACATTGCTTCAGTAAGAGCCGCTGAACCACCTGCCTCTACAGTAGAGATCTGAGCGATAGCAGAAGCCATCTGACGAGCAACACTCGAGGAACCACCGACAGCCGCTTGGTCTGCACCAACTAGTGCAAATTCTGCGTCTCTCTTAATTTCCTTGAGGGCTTTGCCCAACTGATGGGCCGTTTCCTTCGCCCTACCGTAAGTACCGACAGCGTCTGCAGTTGCAGAAACTTGGAACGCCTTAGTAAGGATCTGGGTGTTGTTTGTACGCTCGACGGCATTGGTTAATGTTGCCATTGAAGCGTCCGCTCCTTCAACGGCCGCGTTTGATCCGGCCGCAGCGAGTGAGTCCTCAAGCCAAGAGAATGTACGTGCGCCGACTTTCTCATCCTTGAACATTGTCATCGCAGGGGTATCAAAAGGAGTTATATCCGTGATAATATCTGCAACCGACTCTTTCAGACCAACTTGGTCATAGGTTGTATATGTACTCATAATTGAGTTCCTTTAAGTTTAAGATTGAAGTGGAAAGACTAGGTTTCCCAACGTGCCATTAAGGCTTCGGTTACGTCATCCATACCACCGCCATACTTCGGATTGTTTCGAAGTTTCATACGTGCCTTTTCGGCATTCGCCTTCTTAATCTGAGTTTTGGTGGGTGGTGATTTCTTAGAACTCAACACTTTGGTCTTCTTCGTCTTCTTTGTCACTTTTGCTTTAGCCTTCTTTGTTTGGGCTGCCGCTTTAGTTTCATCGTAGAGACGAGCCTTGTTGATCAGCATGATCACATTTGGATCTGTGTACTGGTCAACTTCATGTTGAGGTAGGCCCTGTTTGACAGCATACGTCCTGATGTCGTTATACAAGTCGTTGCCCCAGTCTGGCATCTGTTCTTCTAACACACGAATACAATCTTTCGCGGCTGCTTGAACTGCAGTCTGACGCTTCGCTTGCATATCTTGCAGCAAGGAGTTGCTTTCTTCTTCGAGGAACTTGACGTCCTCTTCGGCCTGTTTCGCGTCTTGTCGTAGTTGGGCAAATGTTTCCACGTCCATCTGCGACTGAGCGATTAGCATATCCATCTCTGAGTATGGCTTTAATCGTTCTTTGGCGCGATCTAAGAGTTTTTGGTATGCCGCATTCGTTCTTGCAAAATCTTCTTCTGCAACTTTACGTTGTTCGGCTAAGTCTTGAGACTTTCGGGTGAGGGATGCTTCTTGACCTGCTAGACGTTTCAAGTCCTTGACAGATACCTGTTGAGTTTCACCGTTCACTTTGACTTCGACGATTGTATCGTCCGAGGCGACTTTCACTTCTTCAGTGGTATCGTCTTCCTCTTCGTCCTCGTCGTCGACTTCTTCGTCTTCGGTTTCTTCCTCTTCATCAGGGTCGTCGTCGTACTCTTCAACTTCTTCGAGTTCTTCGGCTTCCTCAGTTTCAACTTCTTCTACGTCTGTCTCATCGACGTCTTCAGTTGTTGCCTCCACTTCTTCGTCTTCAGATGGCTTCTCAGCGTCTGTCCAACGATCTAGGATGGCGTCAGCCGCGTCATTGAGATCCAATGCGCGAGGTTCAGATTCGGTCTTTTGCACGTCTGACATGGTGCTAGTCCTCTTCTTGGCTAGTGTCGCCTTCTTTGATGCTATCTCGCACCGCGACTTTATGTTTAAAATGGTTCACCACGTCGACTAATGCTCGGTAGTGGCGATATTTGTCCTCACGCTTTTCACTTTCGTGAGGTTCTGTGTTGACGAATGCTTTGAAAGCCTCGTCGACTAATTCATTGACAGTGGCGTTGAAAGCCGAGGATCCTAAGATTTGCTCGGCCTCATCGCCCTGCTGAATTAATTGCTCTTCTTGTGTTGTCATAAGTTCCTATCCATTAGGGCTTGCGATTGCTCGGACGTCTTCAGCACGTCTAGCGATCTCGAGTTCTTCGAGGTTCACCATTTCTTTATGCTGTTGTTGGCTCTCAGCGAGATCCATCTTGTCCGACTTGAGGGCGTAATCTTGCTCGGCTTTGAGTCTCTCAAGTTCGAGTTTCATACGACCAATTTCTGCCTCATAGGCTGCTTTCTGTTCGGCAACCGTAGTTTGACGATCCGAGATCTCCAGTTGCTTCTGTTGCATCTGCATTTGCATCTGTTGAGCCGGATTAGGCGGTGGTGGTGGGATCATCTTAGGATCTTTCAAGAAGTCAGCTACATTCTTGATCCCTGACATATCGAGGATCTTAGAAAGCATCTGATGCTTCTCTTGTGGTCCATACATTTGACCTAGACTTGGATCTGACGAGAACAGTTGATGGAAAGCCAGATACTTCTGGATCTGTGTCTCCTGTTCACCGTAACCGAGGTTGAACTCAACCATCACGTCACGTTGGTCTGTCCACTGTGCAGGTGTAATCGCCACATATCGACCTGCTAACTCAACGATCTTTTCTTCCGTCTCATTCTCTACGCAGATCTGGTAGACCTTGAGAAAGAGAGGTTTGAGGAAGTTGTTAGCAAAGTTACGTGCGATAATCTTTTGTCGTTGTTGGCTCATCGTCGCCAGTTGTTCGACCATCGCAGCGGAGTTCTGTTTCGATATGGCGTCTTTGTTCAAGCCTTGTGACAGTCGAGAGACACCGGAAGTATCCTCTTTGTCTTCGTCAAGCATTTGTATCGTTTGAAACACAAATGGATTGAGGCTTGCTTGAGCCATAGGTGAGATTGCATCTGGTCGAGTGACGTTGACGATACCGCCTACACGGTTGTCGATAAGTTCTCGAGGATTAGTAAGTCCACCTTTAACGACTGTATATCTAGGATTGTTCGTAACCATAGCATGGTCAAGAATGGACCGTGTAAGAATAGTTCTAGCATTCTGTATCGCTACCAGTTTGTCTGCAAAATTGTTGCCATGGAAAGCATGTGGAATAGGTAGCGGAACGAAAGCCACGAATGGCAGTCTGTCGACCTCTTCACACTCCAACATAGTACCACCAGATTTGACGATACGGTACAGAGATGTGACACCCTCACCATACTTGTCTAACTCCATGAAAGCCTCAACGACTGTCACCTGTCTGGACATTTTCTGGTTGCTATTTGCTTTGAAACCTCGGTCTGCACCAATCTCGTTAAAACGTGAGAGGATCTCTGGATCATTGTCGAAGTCATTGTCCTCGTCGTTGATCTCCATGACTACTTTCTCGTCATAGCCCATCTCGATCAGATCTGAGAGTGACTTCTTAGTGCGGTGGGCGATAAACATGGCACTTTCAAGCGACTTACATTGTGGCTCGATTAGGAACTCTTCGGGTGCAACTGCTTCGATCTTTACTTGAGATGTGTCTCTGTAGATCCGTAGTTGACCATTGTTCATTCCATATTCGTCTGTCTCGATCTCTTCGATCTCAGTCATCTCGTCTGCTAGGCGCATGTCGAGTTCTTCTTCTGTCAGATCCTCGATGTCTTCGAGGTAACTGTCAGTCTTTTGTTCCCAGTAAACTTTACAGATCCCTGCCCTTGCAATCAGTCCGTCGTGGATCACTGTTTGCATCACCTCGAACAAGTTGTTTTGTCTGTGAAGGACGTAGTCGGTGTATTCTGTACACACGTCAGCCATCTGGACGTCGTCAACATTCTGAGGAGAGAAGCGAAGTGTTTTGTTACCTGTACTGAAAGTCTCGAGTAGTGCAGCCTTCATACTTTCGACTGCATCGTATACGTCCTGAGACACATACTTACTGTTACCATCATGTGCAGGTTTAGGTAGATGGGCTGAGTAATAGTCCATAACCTTTTGGCGTTCTTTCGACAGTTCACTATCGTAGTAGCCTATTGATCGTCTCAAGTTCTGGTCGAC